CATCTGACATCCCTATGAGCATAGAGCATTTAGCCGACATAAGATACGCATGACTAGAAATATCAGAACCGGTTTGAACTGGATGGTGCGTTTTTTCTACGCGCTGCTCATGATCTATCTCTAACACCGCGTCGAATACATACGTAATGGGTCCTGTATCAGTACTTAAACCCGCCAATGCGCCTGCATTAGGCACTGTTATTGACACCATTGCAGAAGCCGTCGACCATTGGGGAGGGCGGTAGGCTCCACTCATCGTGGTGGCGGCTATTACAGTCATGTCAGTAACTCCCGCCCACTGCCCAGGCTGATTGGTTAAATTCTTGCTGTGTGCGCTGAATGCGTTTGTTCTGTGCGTCAGCAATACCTGCAGTCACTCGGCGCTGAATTTCCTGCGGAGAAGCATTTGGCTGGTTGATGTGAATAGTTACGCCGCCTACATTTACATCCCCAGTTTTTCCCATACTGCGCATAACAGCAGATACTTCATTCTGCGCTGCAACGGACAGTGTAGCTCTCCCTGCGTTAATAGCAGCCATCTTGCCGGGGCCTTCGTGATAAGCCGCCACAGTCGTAGGCATGTCAAAGTTATAGCGCTCTAGTAACTGCCTGAGGTACTGAACTCCCCCGCGCGCATTTTGTTGCTCATCAAAAGCATTCACGCCTAGCGTTTTAGCGGTAGGACCAGTTAATTGCATTAGTCCGCGCGCCACCGGATTACCATGTTCATCATAGGAAGTTTTAACATTCCCATACTTATCACGATGACTTTCTCCGCTCTCAGCCAGCGCTACTGCATGCGCAAGTTTAGGATCTACTCCATAAAGCTGAGAAAGTGTCTCTACTAGATCATGCCCAGATTTAGTGATAAATTTAGCACGGGCTTCTAAACCTAATTTTTGAGCAAAATTAGGTAAATTTCTTGTGTAAGACGGCGTAGCATTGGCGGGATCTGGCGCAGAACTACCTGCGCCTAAGCCAGCCCCAACAATAGCTCCGGCTGGGCCTGCTACGGCAAATCCCACAGTGCCCCCGACGACTCCCCCTATGACTCTAGAATTAACGTCATTGAGCGCTCTTATAAGTTCTTCATGAGCTTCTTTGAATTTACCTACGCCTACTAAAGACACAGCGCTCACTAGATGTGCTAGCAAGTCTTCCACGTTAGCAATCATTTTGGCAAATTCGGCAAATCCATCGAGAAGCTCTTTTACAGCCTTTAGCAAATTATGCAGACTAAATTCTGTCCCTGATATCGAAGAATCTCCTGACAACGCGCCCATGAGATTAGAAAACGCCATAGCTCCGTCGCGCGCGGCCTCCGCCGTAGCACCTAGCACTTCTTTAATATCAGACCAAACTGGCATGAACCAAGTGACAATCTTTTTTGAAATTTCAGGAAGATTGTGAGTTACCCAGGCATTGAATTTCTCCAACTTCTGGAGTAGTGTGTCCGGGCCAAGCCCCAGGGCCTTCATAAAGTCCTGGATAACGTGCATGCCCAGGTACTTTACTTCCACTTCCATGCGCGTAAACTCAAAACGTATGTCGCGCACTTTACGCATCTGCTCTTCAAAATCGCCAGCGGGAGCCATGGCTCGCTGGTCGGCGATAAGCTGCCGAGTGCGCCCGCGCAACTCAGGGTCCCAGGATAAATTCTCAAGGGGTTGCCCCAAGGCGTCCATGGCGACTTTCAAAGACCGCGCCGCATCCTTGCTCATGTACATGTGCATGGCGAAGAGTCGGTACTCTTGGTCAGCGTTCGCCACCTTATCTACTAGACCCAGCGCAGCACTGCCAATAGCTGTAAACCCGCTTACTATTTCGGTCTGTGCTTTAAGAAATGACCCAGTCATAGCTAGGGTATTAGAACTGACACCCTGGCTAGCTTCTCGCAGAGCGTTGTGAAAGCGAGCCATGCCGCTAGCATCAACTACGGACCCCAGCTTAATGAGATACTCATCAAATACGTTGGGCATTGGACTCCTTCCACGCGGCGTACCGCTCAGTATTTTCTTCTTTTACATCAAGAAACTCCAGCACGTTACACAGGTCTAGTACGTCATATGTTCCATCAAAGGTCTCGTGCTGGTGCCAGAGGCCCGCTGCAACGGGCCTCCATATTAGCGGGTCCAGACTCGGAAAAGCTACCGGGTCGTAGGAATCTTCTAAGCCGTGGCTGGCCCGCTCCCTGCCAAAAAAGATGACAGGTTAAATACTATGGCCTCTACCATCAGGCGAGTCACCAGCATAAGATCATCAGCAATCTCTGGGACGGCCCATTGGCCTGAATCAGTCATGATAGGAAGAGGGGTGGACGCGGCACCTACAGATTCTACACGCGAGATGACCTTCAAAGAGTTAGTCTGAATAAATTCGTAGTCTTTGAAATCTAAGTGCATAAAAGCAATGCCGCACAACCCGCGCAGTTTCTCTTCCGCCGAGCTTTCTTCCTCAGGTTTTGTGGAAGGCTGCTCTTTAGTGTCAGGCATGCTTTGCTGGGCTTTGAAACACGCCGCCATAAGAAGCTGCCAGATATAGCTTCCCACGGCGGCGGTCATCTTACGAACCTGGTACTCTTGGTCACTAACCGTAACTGTGCTTGTCCTTGCTATTTGCTGCATATCCTTGCTCCTTTGCTACTGGTTGATGATGTTAGCCGCCATAAGTTCCCATGTAATACGCTGGCCTGCTGCATGATATGGCTTGTCAGGAATCTTGCTAAAACTAACCCCGCTAAGATTGTGAATACTACCGTCAACCACCGTGCGAAAACTAAGCGTAGTCGCAGCCCACCCGCTAACATCCCCATATTCAGCGGCAGTTACGGAGGCATTATACAGCGCCAGCAACTCATGGTGCAGAGCGCTAGTCTGCTGCACTTCAATGTTGCACGCTCCATTAGCACCGGCTAAGTAACTTGGCATAACGACGCCGTCAGCTGCTACATCATGCGCAGTACGTGTCGTAGCCATGGTAATTGTAAGTTGGCCCACTCCAACATTACCACCTGTCAGCGTAATGGCCGTACCAAATACGGAGTTAGTAAGAACGCCTACTAAGTCCTTAAACGAGTAAGTATTACTGATAGCGCTCATCGATTAGCTCCTTAAAGTTGTGCGTAGACTCCGATGACGAGCGACTGAACAGCCCCCGCCGTAGTAATGAGGCAGTAAATTGGCATGGCCTTACCCGCCGCTCTATCACCCGAGGATTGCGTCGCATACGACGCAGCCAGATTCAAGTAGCCGTTCGGTATAGATGTGCTGTCAGTGACAGAAATAGATCCTACAATGACAGTTTCGCCTGTCCAGGTAGCCGGTGCTAAAAACCCAATACTTGCTAGATAAGCGCACGCCGTATCTGCGGCGTTGATCAACAAATGCTCGCCAGAATTAGTCTGCGGAACGACTGTGTTTGACCTCAGTACGTTCAGCTCTTCTATCTGCAAGTTGTTGACCAGCATCGCTAGATACAACCACAGGTAAGACGCCGAGCCGTTAGACATAAAACCCGGCTCAAACATTGGATAGGGACTAAGGTCACAGTAAGCGTTAAACCCAGCGAACGTAATGTTATCATACTGAGTCTGCGTGAGCGACTCAGTCGCAATTCCAACTATGGTCTTATGCGCCGTCGTAAAGAAACTGCTGGCCAGGCCCGTGTTCAAGCCCATCTCTGTGCCCATCACGCCAGCTGCCGCATAGACATTATTGGGGTAAAGGCCGTTTTGTGTGGTGGAGTAGATACCTAACACTCGATACTCAAGAGTTTGTAACTGAAGAGCTAGGTTGCCAGCTACTCCATTCGGAATTCCTACATCGCTTGACCACGGGTAGTAACGCGTAGTCTGCCAATTAGCATCTGCCCAAGCGCTCAAAACTAAGTTGTCGGCCGCAGTAGGCTGATTGACTGCCAGCCCATACCACAGAGCGCTTGCAGCCCGGCACGCTTGAGCGGCCTGCAGAAGTGACTCACCGACCGCCGTGATGTTCACCGTAAGACCACTGCCAGACCCACTCGTAGTAGTAGGGAGCGCGGTGCCCGGCGTATACGCCGTGCCTTGATAGCCTGCAGTAACTCCTAACGTGAGTACTTGCCCGGCCGACCCCACGGTCAGTACCGTCAGCACGCCATTGGATGCACCACTTTGAACGGCAGTCACAGTGTCGTTCACGGCGTAGCCGTGGCCTACCGACCCAAGACTAGCTTGTGCTGCGACGACCGTGGTGCCCGCAGCGGACGCCAGTACTACGTGAGTAGCGTCCGTGTAAGTGGCCACGGTAGTGACAAGATCAGCGCCTGCCACACCTGCCCCAACTACTCGGACGGCCAGACCGACATCGGCTGAACTAAACGCGGCAGTCAAAGACGACAGAATTGAAGCCGCAGCGGTGATAGCCCCATCACTGACCGTGCGCCCGTTAGGTACTACTGTTTTAATGGCGGTGGCATCTTGCCGACCAATCCACAGATACTGCGCAACGGGTGTCTGTGAAAAATAGATCTGTGCCGCGATGTATTCAGGATTAGCAGATGTAAACCCATCGCTAAGCAGTCCATCCAAGCTAGTGTAGCGCCGCAATCTTGGATTAGTTCCGTAGGAAGGAATGATGGTGCTGGGACCTATAAACAGTCCCTGGTTAAAACTGTTAGCCGATGCCGCGCTGGGCGACACCGTAACAGAAATGTCCACAATGTTCGACAACGCGAGTGGCTGTGTCATTCAATTTGCTCCTATGATTTTGTGACTGTGAAATCCGCCGCTGGGTCAGCGGGTGATTCGTCGTAAACTTTGACTTCCACGCTCTTGACGTAACCGCCCACGGGAGTCGTAAGAACTTCAGTGACGGCCTCGTAAAGGTCGACGTGAAAGTCAGCCCGCGCCCACCACTCTGCGTCTATGTTTTCAGGAGTGTAAGTAGGCTCTGGCGGATCTGGGAGAGGATAGAGGTTTGACGCATTTAGCGCGTCATTAAAATAGTCCAGGAACAGGGCAGATTTTACCAGCCGCAAATCGTCAGTGGCACGCGGCCCATAAGCGCACCAGGCCACTTGCCAACCGCGCGTGTAGTTCCACGTCTCAGTAACCGGGTCGGTTCCTGCTAGGTCTTTGTCGCGCACCCTAGCATAATTTGTGTCGCGCGTTACGCATTGAATGTAGCAGACGTCCTCACTAGGCAGTGAGTTGAAGGGCTGGCCCTGTGTGGGCCAGTCTACGCGCACACGAGAATAGTTAGTAGGGGCCATACCGAGAACTTGCAAGGTCCACGCCTGGAGGGCGATATTCATCTGAGGAATAGTTAGCGCAGTAGAGACCATCACCTGTCCGTTGGGGAATGCCGTGGTGGTCATTTCAAGATGCCCTCAACTGCGTGGCTATAGCTTTCCAGTACCCAGAACCATCTTCGTAGTAAGTCTGTAGCACACGGTGCTGGATGTCTGCATAAACCAGTATGTCGCTAGCGCCCGTGGTATTTGTGGTGTAGATGGGTACCGTGCTCCAAAAAGAACGAATGTTACCAATACGGTCAGCCTCTGGTAACATCGTAATTTCCTTCAGGCTGGCCTGTTGCACCGGGCCAAACATCAAGATGGAGGAGACTACAGTCTTGTAACCACCTGCTACGAATGTACCGTCACTGCGCAGAATAAACCATGGCTGAGGAGCAGTCATGTCAGGGTCGCTGACCACTTCACGAACTGAAATCATGAGTCACTCCTCTTTAACTAGACCGATTATCGCGGCGCGCATGGCCCCGGTATCAATTCCTGGCCTGTTACTGCCCTTAGCCTTAATAGTAGAAAGTGCATTAGGTGCCCAACCATTCTCAGAGTCAACAAAGTATTTACGAGCCGCGTTCTGCCCCGCCAAGGCAGCGCGCTTCATGCACTTCACGGCTAGATCATGATTGCCATCTATGGAGGCTTTAGTGCTAGCGGCTAACTCGCGACTGATGATGCGCTTAGCATCTTCAGTCTCAACAGCAGGCTCTAGCACCGGGCGCGGCGGTTGATGATGAAGGGGAGAACCTTTGCTGAAAATGAACAGAAGCTCGGCGTTGGTGATGTCCTCAGCAGCAGCTTTAGCGAGGCGTGCCTTCTTGCGCTTACCCTTCACCTTGCCCGCCATCTCAAGCAACTGGGATGAACGCTTAGTACCTTCTGCCGGGATACCGACGTAGGCCGCCAGCTTGCTCAACCCGGCCAGGCGCTTCATCAGGGCCGCCGTGCCGGACTTACGAGCGATGGTAATTTCGGGGCCAGTGTTCATCTAATGAGTGCCGGGCCCGCGCCAATCACGCGCGCGATCGTAGCAAGCTGCTGGCCGTAAAGCGTAAGATTCCAGGCGGCATAGTCTTCCAGTGCCGACAGCACCTGATAACCAACAGACACATCACCCACTGACTTGCTAGTCTGGATGCCAATGGCCAGGCCCTGCGCCGCGACCTGTGCCCCACTAGTAACGCCGGACTGAAGAGTCTGCGTTTGCACCAACCACGTAGCGTATAGTTGATCCGTACTGACGGTAGGCTCCACCAGCGTAATAGTGACGCCGTCCAAAGTGTAATCGCTAGCTGGAGTAAGGTATGCTCCGTTCTTAGTGAACGTACTAAGCATGCCGCCTGGAGGTGCCACGCTTAGAGTGTAGACTGATCCAGGCGTAAGCCCGCTGGGGACCTCACCGTGCACTGAGGTACTAAGGACGTAGCTGACCTCTGCTGAGTCACTCTTGGCGTAGAGGGTGAGGTAATGCGCCACGAACCACGCAATACCGATATACCAACTATCTTCCCAACGGCGCTGCACAAGGCTGGCCGTCGCCAGGTTGAGATAAAGCTGGATGACAGCCGTAGGCACTGGAGGATTCTCATAAACTTGGAGTGTAACTCCCGCGCCGTCTGCCAGGGCCGGGCGGTTCACTGTGATGGTTCCCGTCCCTAACCCCGTAATCACCGTTCCTTTATCCAGGCCAGTGCCCTGCAGGAACTGGCCGTAGCCTAGCCCGGTAGTGTCTGTTACCGCGATGACGCTAGACCCTGCCGTGATAGTCGTACTCGCCACGGAAGCGGGAGCGCCAAAGAACTTAGGATAAACAGACAAGAAGTCGTCTAAGTAATAAGGCGGATTTTGGCCGAACACGAAACCAACTGAGCCGCCGTAACCACACGTGGAGAAGAACGAGTGCTCAGCGCCCCACGCTGTCTGGAGCCATGCGTCGAAGTCCGGCCAATTTCCGCTCATACTAATACGCCCCTGTTACTGCGCTGTGATGTTAGTTTCAATCAAACCAACTGGCCCGTCAGCTTTCTTTTTCTTGCGGCTGCGAGACTTAGGCGCAGGGGCTTCATCCTTCAGGTCTTCGTCATCCTTCGGGCCGTCTCCTTCGCCGTCTCCGTCATCATCCTCAGTATCAGCGGAAGGAACTTCTGCCGCTGGCAGCTCCTTGACATACACGATCTTGGGCTCGGGCGGTGTCAAATTGACGATACTGCCGTCCTTAATGCCGTCTTTGTAAGTAGGCGTTTCAACTACCCACGCTGGAACTTGGATAGCGCCTTCACGGGTAGGCCCAGTGAGAAACCTAAGTTCGCCATGGCTTTCTTTGGCTAGCATGAATAGCTTAGACCGCTTGAAGTGCAATGTCAAAAATTCCTGTTTACTCATAGTGCTACTTCTCTCTTCCGCCTTGCTTCAGAAGGCTTGGTTATTGCTGCGCAGCGGCAGGGTGCCAAGCGGGGCGGTGGCAAGGATTCACCGAACCGCCCGAGCGCTTACCGCCGCGCAACCTTGTGGTTAAAGATTAAACGCCGTCAGCATAAGTTTGCGTCGTAGTGCGACGGTAGATGCATTGGCTGATGCAGGCTGCAAACATAGTTTCATAGGCACCACCGCGCCGCGTAGTAGGCACGGTCATGGCCTGCGTCATGGGTTGCGGAATCTTCAAATAAACAGACTTTTTGCTGTTCTTGTAGAAGACGGCACGATCCAAACCGTTACCAGCAATACCTGGGCGGTTCGTGTTGCCAACACCCTGCCCCGCAATCCACGGATCAGGCAAGAAATCGATCTTGAACTTGACGCCGTGGTGAGCAGCGACGCAGTTCTCTTCGACGTACTTAATTGTGCTCATCACAACCGAAGTACCACCAACCGCCATTGGCAGAGTGAGGTATGCGAACTGCGCGTAAGGAACCAGCAGGTGGTCGGCCATGCCCTCAGCCGCATCGTATCCGCTATTTTGCACGGTAGCATTCAAGGCCGTGTTAATGTCGGATAGAATTTCGGACTGAGTTTTCTTAGACCACGCTGTAAACGTGCTCGCGCCCGCTACCACCGTGTACTCAGGGACATTGGGATTATTGATCAGCCCAGCGTCACCCAAGAACCCAGCGTAAGTGACAAAGTCGCAAGCCTTAGCATAGTTAGCTTCGACCGACTCTTCATACAGTTCCTGTAAACTGAACGGAGGAGCCTGACCAACGCGCAAGCCAGTTTCCATACGCCGCAAGTCAATCCACGTAATGGTCATTCCCATGGCCCACGTGTAAGTGCGGAAGATGGCCTTTTGGATGTCGGCCTGCGCTTCGGGAATGTCAGTATTGTTAGTACCCTGCAACCCAAAGAACTGCGTGCCAGTAGTGGCGTAGTTAGAAGCGAACTCCGAAATAAACTCGGGGAAGCCTCCACCTACTTCAACATGGATGTCGCGCTTATGCGTGACAGCCTGCAACGGACGTACGAGGTCCGTGTCAATGAGTTCCAGCTGGCTCTGCAGAAATGCAAAGCCAGTCGAACCGGCCGCATCAAATGCGCAAGCGCGGCCCCGAGCCAAACCATTACGAGAACGAATCATGGTCTCCTCTCTTAGGCCGCGTTGCGGACCTTGAGCACAATTTCCAAAGTGTTGTTAGCGTCAACGTAACCCGTGCGCGCTACCACGTTTGGCAAGGCGATGAGGTTACTAAAGGTGAGCGGGGTCGTGGCGGTGATGGCCGTAGTAAGCGCCTGACTCAGCACGATAGCCGTATAAGCACCTGCTGGGCCCGTACCGCTGGCCACGTAGGTGCCTACGGCCACACCGGGGCCGGTAACCGGCTGCCCAACATAGACATTGGTGCCCGTGAGGGTAATTGCCGTAGCACCCGCAGCCGCTGCCGTGGCACCCGTCAAGGTAAACAGGTCCGTAGCGGCGGGATTGGTTTCCCAGTCGCCAATGGTACCACCCGAAACGGCGGAGTTCAGAACCGCACGAGTATAGACCTGCGCACCCGCGTTGGGAGCACCAACGGCCAAGGTAACCGTGCCCGCGCCGCGCTCTAGCACCTCAGCATCCTGCAAGTTACTGTAGTAGCCAACTGCCTGCACACCGGGCGTAACTCCCGCGCCGTAAGTAATCTGGGTCTTGACTTCACGCACCGCCATACCGGCGAAGTATGCCGCAATGTTGGCCGTGTTAGCAATGGTGCCGATGTAATCCTTGACCGAAGTAAAGTAGCCACCCAAGGCGTTAGGAATAACTACCGCCGGGTCGCCAAAATACAAGTTACTAGTACTGGTGAGCGGCACGAACTGCTTTGCCGAGATGATGGTGTCGCCGAAGCGACTGACCGCGCCGGGGAAGCCAATATTCGGCCCCGTAACCGGAATTACCTGACCGAAAGAAGTGCCTGCTACAGTCATGGTTACTTACCTCCCTGAATAGATTCGTCATAAGCCGCCTGCAGCTTGGCAATACGATCATTCGCAGCGTCGCCGACACGGGCGTGATTAGGATTGCGTGGAAGTTTAGCATCGCGGGCACGCGCTGCACCGGCAAAGCCGCCATAGCTGCCCGTAGAAGCGCGGCTGGAACGAGAGACGTGAGCCAGGGCAGTGTTGAACGCCCGTTGTGTAGCCGCGTCGTGGCAACGAGCCACAAACGGACGCAGCATATTCAAGGTAGCGATGGCCCCGTCAGCAGCACGCGCCTTGTCCTTACCCTTGAGATCGGCGACCTCCTCCTCAGGCTCTTCCTCCTCTTCAAGTTCCTCGCCCGCGTTCTCAAGAACCTCACCAAGGTCGTCCTCAGCTTCTGCCGCCTCTTCCTCCTCCACTTCGGCAGGATTCTCGAGTGCCTCGTCCAGAGCCTTAGTGTCCAGCTTAGGCTCTTCCTCAAGCGCCTCATCAGCCGCGTGTTCCGGTTCCGCTTCCTCTTCGGAAAGGAACTGACCGAGTAGGGCCTTCAACTCTTCGATGTCAGCATCCTTGACCTTACGGTCTTTGGCGCGCTTACGATCATCAGCAGGCTCAACGTCCTCCCGATCTAACAGATCATCCAGGGCATCGTGCATAGCCTTGCGCTTAGCGTCGTCGGCGTGACGGTCACGTGCACGCTTACGATCTTCAGCAGTCTCATGGTCATGGTCGTCCTCTTGCATTTCCACGTCACGAGCCTTCTTACGATCATCAGCAGGTTCATGATCATGGTCATCCTCTTCGATGTCCAAGTCACGAGCGCGCTTACGGTCACGTGCGCGCCGGTCCTCAGCTTCCTCCTCTTCAAGGTCACGAGCCTTTTTGTCTCGTGCCTTCTTATCATCAGCTTCAACGGGAGGAGTCTCTTGCAAGGCCTCAGCCGCCTCAGCCACCTTCTCAGGATCTGCATCAACGGCAAACGCCTTGAGGGCGAGACCGTGCAGATGCTTAATGAGATTGGTCACAGGGGTTTTCTCCTTTTGTACGGTTAGTGATGCGGTTGAGGGTTTAGTCGTCGCCGCCTCAGTGTCGGCAGGCGGCGCTATAAATTGTGGTGCTGCGTCACCAATAGCGATGAGGTCACCAGCGCGTCCTTTTGGAACGACCGCTGCATGGTTTCCCACCATATCGCATTGGATGATCTTTTTACCGTCCCTAGCAATTCCGAAGTCGTACCCCAAACTGATGTCGCGTGCAGTCTTATTGCGCACCTTATCAATCAATGACTTTTTGGAAATTACCAGGTCGGCAATAACGGGCCACTCCCCATCTTCCATGGGATGCGGCCCCTTACGAACATTTTGAATATGCCCACAGGCGTACTCCGAGAAGTTCTCCGGAGTAACAAAGCCGGGCGGATGGTTATCCGTAATTGCCTTGCCGTTAAGTGAGGCAAGGAAGTCCGGATCAAACACCGCCGAAGACGGGCGGTAAAGGTCGATGTTAGCTGATGGATTACTAACGTCGACGCCTAACTGCTCCGCCGGTTCCTGGGGCAAATCCCTGATAGCATACTCTTGGAATCCAGTCCTCGCGATGGGGCAGCCTACAATAACTAGGAAGCCCTCTGGAGTTTCAGAGATGTGCTCTGATAAGGGAGAAACTAGGTAGCCGTGCGCCGTCTTAGTGGCACGAATGATAGTGTCAGGCATGCTTAGTCACCTTGACGGGGAGGGGAAAAGTGTCATGCGCAATCTGCCGCGCTTTGACATACAATCCGTTATCTAGTTTGAACGTGCCCTGTGCATCAGGCCCAGAAACGACCTTTGCATACTTCGACTGTCCTGTATTGAGTAAACGCGGTTCCACGCGCACCTTGTCACCTGGTGCGAACTCACTCCTAGCGTGAAAGCCGCTGGCCTCACCCCACGGAGATTTATTCTTCAATTGATAAGAAGGGCTGTCCTTCCCCCTCCCCGCCGCGCTCTTAGCCGCCATCCCTTTAGCCCCATACTTCTTCCGGCCAATGCTTGCCGCCAGCGCATCGGGGTCAGTAATACCTTTGCGATGCGCCAGGCTGTGCTCCAACTTAGCAAAGCCCTCATGCTCATCACAGACCGGAACGGGGGAGGGGGGAGAATCTTTAGCAGTGCGTGCCAGCTCGTACTTCAGATCCTTGATCTTTTCTTCAATCTCACGCGTGTTACCACCGTGCTGTGGGTGCCCCGGCTGCCGTACTTCGTGAAGTAGTCTTTCGCACTCTGCTAGTTCTTGGCGCAGGCTTCCAACACTGCGCGCATCCTCCGCCGGAGCCACCACAGTTCCCTCTTCTTCTAGCGCCACGTCCTCCCCAGCACGAGTCCGTTCCACGGCGGACTCTAAGGCGCGCTCGGCGGAGTCAAACGCCTGTACCTTACCCCGGCTAGGATGCTCGTACTGGTCGCTGTAACCGTGTGCGGCCTGACGCTGGCACGCGGCGATACCGTCCCGCGCTACCTGCTCACTACGTTGGTCGCCCGCCTGGCGGAAGCCGTGAGCGGCAGCGCGGTAGGCATCAAGCGCACATGCGTGGTCCTGAGCGACTTCGGCCTTGCGAGCAACGACTAGCTTATCGCTAGCCTTAGTATTTTCCTGGGCAGCTCTGCCAACACGCTCTGACTCACGGCGATCAGCGCTAACTGAACCTTGAACTAGCTTTCCATTAAGATAAGCTGCCCACGACTCACTGGCCATTCCACCATAAGCGGGATCATGCTTCTGATGAACTTTTTCTACTGTAAGCGCATCCTCCGCCGCAACTCTATAAGGCGTCACTTTCTCTCCCCGTTCTCGCAGCGTCTGCTCGTGAGCGCGCAGCCGGTTGGTATCATCGTTAGGGCGCTCACGGTCTAGCTTAGTTTGGATTTCCTTACGGCGCTTGAAGTAAGCCTCCTCATCGGCCTTGGAGAAGTCCTTAGCGCCAGTGACTTTGACGGGCGTAAGATCCTGCGCCACCGTCAGCCCCGCATTATGCGCCGCGAGCTTTTGGCGCTTTACGGAGAGGGGAAGGGAGTCTTTTGCGCTCTTCTGCAAAGCCGCCTCAGCCGCCTCAGCCGCCTCAGCCGCCTCAGCCGCCTCAGCCGCCTCAGCCGCCGACTTAGAGTAATACCCCTCACCTACGACAGTATGGTCAGGCCGATACACAAACCACTTTACGCCGCGCTGCGCGATGTAGTAACCAGAGTCAGCATCCGCCCCTCTATGGTCGTTGGCAGGAAGATGCACTGGCTCGGTAATCTCAACGGGGAGGGGGAGGGAGTCGTGAGCGCGCCCCACCTCTAAAGCGTTCTTAGCTTTTTCTAAATCCATCCAGTATTTATCGCTTCCCTTGCCTTCGCCGTATCGCAGCCAAGCCTTCCGAGCTTTTGTAACGTCCTGCTCTAGTTTAGTGATCTCACTTGGCAGCACTGCGTCTTTCCCTCTCCGGTCATTAACAGGAAGATCCTGTGCCTCGGTCAGCCCCGCGTTGTGCGCAGCAAGTTTGGCCTTCTTGACGGCGATGGGAAGCGGCAGACCATCCTTTCCCCTCACCGGAACCGGCGCGACGAAGTGCTCTTTGCCAGATACCGGACCGATGGCACTACCATACTTAACTGCTTCGCCGGCAGATTCGCGCGCTGCGCTATGTTTGTACGCCTCACCTTTTGTGGCGTGCCAGGTGGTCTTACCCTTTTCAGGGTTGTCTGCATCCTTCCCCCTCACCGGAACCGGCGCGGGGAGGGCGTCTTTTGCTTCGAGAGTGTCACGATGGAACGTGGTGACAATGCCATTTCCCAACTTAACTTCTACAGAAGTCCCACGAACTCTTTGCACCGTTCCTTCGGCACCGTTATACTGACCACCGTAATGCGTGACCTTATCGCCAGCTTTCAATTGGCCGTCCTTCCCCTCCGCCTCATTCTTCTTAGCATAGGCAATAGCGACAGCCTGTTTCTGCGGCTTACCAGCCTTGATCTCAGTTTCTACGTTCTTACTGAACGCAGCAGGACTCTTGCTTGTAATCAACGGCATGACGTGTATCTCCTTTTCAAGTGTGCGGCCATGCCGCGCGGTTATTAACTGCCCGAAGTCAAGCTAATGGTGGAGGAAGTGCCAGGCGTAAACGTAGAGATGGCAATGTAGGTAAACCCGCCCGTCTTAATGTCCACAGCCAAGTTAGACCCAGGCCAGACTACGGTGCCTGTACCGTTCGCTACCGTGACGGCACTGCTCGTTCCCAGGTTGAAAAACACCGGCACATTGCCCAGGTTGTTAATGACCAAAACTTGATCAGCCGAAACCGTAGTGCCTGGAATAAGGACGGGTGTTGACGACGACCCCGCGCTAGTACCCTGCGAGGCGTCAATTTTGAGATAATTACTTAGTGCCATTCTGTTTTCTCTCCTTGCTAGTTTCTTTCTCGGTAATCTTTTAAGGCGGACTCAGCCTTGTAAACTTCCATGTGAGCATCACTGAGCTTCCTACGGGCCTTAATTTCTCTCATACTCTGCAACCGCTCGCCTTTATTCCTGCGTGCTTCTACAGCTAGGCTTACCGAGTTGCGCGCTGCCTCTACATGCTTTTCAGCACGAGTTAGTGCCACCTGTAAACTTTGTTCTGAAACATCATTTGCCCTAGCCCGATCCATCACACAATCCAAGGCCCGATGCAAACGAGCGCGGCGGTCCGCACAATCGGGGCAAACTACCTTGCCATTAACCTCTGCCACGTCGTCACCGTTCAACGGAGCACCACACATTTGGCACTTAGTAACTCCGGAGCGCGGGTCAGCGTCCTTCGCTGTCTGTCCATACTTATACTTCACTTTGCGCGCCCAGGCTTTATCTTCATCAGAAGATTTAGAATCAGCCAGTACTTCATTAGCAAGTGCTAAAAGATTATACGCGGTTTCATCCAGGCGCTCTTTCACAGGCAACATTTGCGCGTCCTTCGCTAACTTACTCACTAGCACGCCATACCTTTCCGGTTTCGTCAAGCCCTGTCCCGTACCGTCACTAGCCGGGTGGGGGTCCCAAACCGGCTTACCGTCTTTACCAACAATGGCGTGCTCGCCCCCGCGCGGGCTGGTACCCAGGATGAAGTGATAGCCGACGGGATCATTATCCTCCGTGATAGGAAACTCTTCGTAACGCAGTCCGTACCGGGCGAGGAACTTATCCACGCCGGGGTCTTGATTAGCCAGAGGGAAGTCTGGAACTTGGGATTCACGTAAGTTGAGCAGGCTTGCAAGTGACGCTCTAAAGCACGTCCCGTTCTCGCCCGTGCGGCTTTGGATTACGCCGCGCATGCAGGTATCACCTTAGTCTCTGTCTTGGCAAAGAAGTTATGATCCAGCATAGCGGTGGCGTCCTGCTCGCGCGCGAACTTGACGGCGTCGTTCAAATCTGCGCTGTAGGTCATCTCACCTAAATAGACGGTGAAGTAATAAGGCCGGTCTAAGCCAGTAGTGACGATGACCCAACCAAATTCTAAACTTACCTGCACCTGTAACTTATCAATCACTGTCGCCATTGCTAACGTCTCCATGCTGGTGTTCGATCTCCCGCTCCTCGCGCCAGAGTAGCAGGTTAAGCGGATTAGTGCGGATAGGCGCGGCATGACGTTCTTTACCGAGTGGCCCCCACTGAGGAGCCCGTACTATAGCGCCGCATAGCAGGCATTGATACGTGAATGAGTTTCCAATTTCTTCCAGCTTAAACGTCATGGCCCTTGCCGCCTAGTGACAAAGTTTTCGTCAGCTACTGAATTGTTACCCCTTGAATTGTTACCCCTTGAATTGTCAGGTAGGTCGTCGCCCCGCTTGAATACTGATACGCCCCTGCATCCCATGCCCCTGACGAGGGACGTGATGCTCCTGCTTTGTCTGTGTCCAATGCGGTGATACTAAGGCTCGTCAGGTTTGCTCCCAGGCCAATGGCGGGTGATCCTGATTGCAGGTGATAAGCCAAATTGAGTTTGGGGTCAGAGATCAAGCTATGCGTATCGAATCCTAGATTTTGCAAAGAAGCAAATGTGTAAATCGTGGGCGAGCCACCATAATTGTAGCTAGATTGCGGCGCGCCGCCGCTATTTGTCAGCCAAATGTTGTAATCAGATGCGGTTAAATCAATAGACAGTGAGGTTGGATTGTAGTCCCCAATCGCGTAGCGTACATTAGTACTGATATTGTTCTCGATTGTTGCCTTGGAATATACGGATGTACCTAAACTGGCGTTCAAGGTAATGGCCTGATTCACACCGCTTCCTCCCACAATCGTATTGTTGTAAATATAAAAGGGACCGCCAGTCGCATAGGCCCAGATATATCCATCGCAGGGCAGTGAACCGTTATCAACCATGAGGTTATTAAAGATCGTGCACGCAGTCCGTTCTCCGCAAGCTATATATCCAGTAGGTGATCCCCCGCCAAGACTGCCGTGAAAATAGTTGTTAAAGATCCTAAATGTGTCAAGCGCTCCGAGTCCCGCACATGTGTAACCACCGTCCGCATCGTTGAAAACGATTATCCCGTCCGTATGATACGTTGAAACGGGGAATTGCCAGTTCAACCAGCCGGAAAAATCGTTATTGTAAATCGCTACCCCCGTGGCCGTGGAACTGGCGTTACAAGCGCCCACGACAACACTCCAGGGGTGGTCGCTGATTGTGTTGTTGTAAACGGCCAGGTTACTCGCATCGTACCCACTATCAAAATCAACCCACAAACCTGCGCGCGCGTTGTTCAACACATTGTCGTGCACGTTATCGCCCGTGGATGTACCTTGCAAATAGATGTCGCCTGTGTTCTGTCCGTTTGTGTCCGTTGCACTGGAACTGCTGCCCTGGTTGAGGTAGATGTTTTGAATGGTAATATTACGGATTTCGATATTTGAGCAGTTGACGGCGAATATCCCATAACTGGATTGGCTATAGGCTAGACTTGTTCCGTTCGCAGTGTTCTGGATGATTCCGTTCGTTCCACCATTGACGATAAGATAACTTTGTCCTGCGCAAAAGATCGCGCCGGAACTCCCCGAACCCCAATATGGCGCTGACATTTGCGCGTTCGTGTCGAACAGCAACGTGATTGGACTTCCGGATGTTCCGCTTCCCTGAAAAGTGAAGCCAGTCTGTCCCGCCGTTCCCGTAAACGTTCCGCAGAACAATACGGTGGTTCCAGGCCCAATCTGGTTCGCCCCGGCGCCCCAATTGGCGGCATTATTAAAGAATGCCGGTGTTTGAACGCTCGTGGTGCAATTGCCTGTCGCGCTGCCAGTCTGAGTGATGTAGA